ATTCCCTACGGCTTACACTGGCGTGTTAGCCATGGAATACTAATCTCTTAATTGGGAGGTATGTGTCTTGAAAATTCAAAGACTCCAACTAAAGCGCCGGTTTGAAGCTTTTGGCTTATCAGCAGTTGTTTCAGGACAACTTTCTGATCAGATTATGGTATGGTATACCAACTCTGGTCCAGAGTGGACTGCGCAGCGGCTGAAAATGATTAAAGATTATTGTTTTTCATATCTTTATTCACTTCCCCGTCCTGAGCTTGAATATATAGCTAAGGATGAAACCGGTAGGTTGAAAGGACCTTTTAGAAATTTGTGTAAATGTTCAACTGAATTAACTCCTAAACAGGAGACTAATCTGTTGAACTGTTTAAGATCTTACACAATTCTACAGTCAGATTCTGTAACCGAAACTCAATATGAGAAATTTCGGAAATCAGTAACTGATCCTCCACCTTCAAATGTGATACCTGAGACATTTTGGTCAAAGGCACATTTGGGATGGTTAAAGGACATTAATGTTAATTTATTCTATTCAATCCTTGGTGAAAGTACAACCATCGAGGATTTCAACTATTCTGAGAATCGATTTAAACCAACGTTTCCGTTGGGTAAATCTAAACCTGAAAATCAGGAAATTCTCGAGGAAGTTTTCTTCCTTTGGAATAGTGGACCAATCAGAGAACTTTTGTCTAGTCCTCGTGAATGGGGAATAGAGACTATGATAGTTGGTAAACCTAAAATAGTCAGTCCTAAAGGAGTCCATACATACCTTAAATCACTATCACGTTATAGGATGTCTTCTCGATTTACCGAAACTGGTAATATCGATGTGGATTGGGTGGGAAAAATTTCCTTCCTACAAGAACCAGGTATAAAACTCAGAGCAGTAGCAAACCCTGCTAGAGCTTACCAGGTAGCTTTACAACCACTTGGAAATTTTCTCTTTAGAATATTGAGAGAATTGCCTTGGGATTGTACCTTCCAACAAGACAGAGGTCTGAGTGTTATTCAGAACCACCTAACCAATGGAGGAACAGCCTATTGTGTCGATTTATCTGACGCAACAAATCAGTTCCCTCTTGACCTACAGGAACACCTTATCAAGGAGATGAGATGTCGAGCGGCCGAAGATAAGTCCGTGAAACGACAAGGTATCAACTTCTATGAAGGACACCTTCCGTACCTTGAGGAACTGGATATTCAAATGGATATTTTCCATAAGATATCACGGTCCAAATGGTTATGTGAACACGAACCTACCAAACGAATTGCATGGAAGAAAGGACAGCCCCTTGGGCTTTATCCTTCTTTCCCGATGTTTGCTTTATGCCATGGAGCAATCCTATATGAGCTGTCTGTTCAACAGTCTCTTTGGGATGCTGCTTCTCCATGTTTTTATATACTTGGAGACGATGTCATTATTCTTAATGAACAATTACATCAGGCATATCGGGAACTAATGCAACTTCTTGGTTGTCCTATAAGTGAGCACAAATCAATTGTTTCTGATACTGTAGCAGAGTTTGCGGGAAAGATTATTACAAAATCTAAAATCCATCCACTGTTTAAATGGAGGATGATCTCGCAAGACAATTTTGTTGATCTGCTTGCAAATTTTGGTCAGAAATTACTTGACCTCTTCCCTCGTAATATCAAAGATATTGCGTTAGAAGTTTGCAAAGTACCAGACGTGTGTGGTGGGTTAGGTTTTAACCCAGAAGGTCGTCCTTTTCTTGAACGACTTGAACCATACATTGATTTGCTGACCCAAGAAAGAGTAGTCCCACTTAGGGATACTCGAGGTGTTACAGAACAGCAGGTCATAGATTTCTTTGGACTCTATGATACCGATGCATTACCCCGTTTACAACGGGATTTTTATTATGCATCTGCTATTCCTGGATCTCTGTCTACGCCTGTAGATGAGATTTTATCATCGATTGATGATGAACTTTACATCCCTTATAAAAGGTTTGTAAGAGCCCAGATCACCTTGATGATGGCGGGTTTATCTAGTCCTAAAGCATTTTCTAATGCATTAAGGATGTTCGTGAAGGGTGCATATGCACTTCCTCCTGAACATGATAGCCTCCATACTCTCCTTGAGGAGTGGTACGGTTTGACTTGTACTACAAAGAAGAAAACATCTTTGTTGGACAAGTGGCGAAGAGCCTTAGGCAAATAACCGCGC